CGTGCGCGAGCAGCGGGACTGGCGCCCAGACGTTCGCAGGGACTGGCGCGGTCGCCCGGCCAGGCGCGAACGCGGGAGCCGGGGCGGAGACGTTCAGCGGCGCGGCGTCCGTCGCCCTCCCGTCAGCCAGCGCAGGGACGGGCCTTGCCGGGATGATCGGCACCGGAGCGGTCGCGACGCCGAGCGCCAACGCCGGCACGGGCACCGAGATATTCTCCGGCTCTGGCGCCATCGCCGCCGGTTCCGCGTCGGCTGGCACGGGCCTCGGCGCCCCGGGCTTCTCCGGGACCGGAGCCGTGGCCGTGACCAGCGCGAACGCCGGCACGGGTGCAGAGACCTTCGCCGGTACGGGTGCCGTCGCTGCATCCGCGGCGACATCGGGCGCCGGAACCTACGTCCCGCTCGCGATCACTGGTGCCGGGGCAGTCGCCGTCCAGATCGCCTTGGCCGGAGCCGGTCAGGAAGTGTTCAGCGGGGCCGGGGCGGCCGCCTTCGCCTACGCGATGCTCGCCGCCGGTGGGCAGGAGTTCGCAGGTCCAGGCGCCTTCCTCGCGGCGTTCGCGATCGCAGGTTCGGGCGCCATCGTCGCTGCTGCTGCCGCCGTTCCCGGAACCGTCGGCCTGTCGCTCGCAGTCCTCGCATCCGTCGGCGCAGCCGCGACAGCCGCGACAGCCGCGACGGCTACCACGCGCGACACCGTAGAGGCCACCCATGACTGATCCGATCTATCCAGGCGACATCGTGACAGTCCGGACGAACGATCCGGCGGTCGCGGGCTCAGGGTTCAAGAATGCCGCCGGCGCGCTCGCCGATCCGACGACGGTGACCCTCAAATGGGGCTACGCCAGTTCGGCGACCGCGCAGGCAACGTCCGTGACGACCTGGCTGTACGGCACCGATAGCCAAGTCGTAAAGGACGGCACGGGCGTCTACCACGCTGACATCCCTGTCACGCGAGCAGGGATTCATCGGTTCCGGTGGGTCGGAACAGGAGCCGTTGCGGCGGCCAGCGAAGGTTCATTCATCGCAGTCACGGAGTTTCCGACATGACGTACGACGCCTCGATCGGTCGCGGTGACGCCGCGGCCTTGTCCCCGGAAGACGTGATGGGAGCGAAGAAGAAGAAGGGTTTGTCTCAGCCCGGCAAAGGCTTGGCCGGCCCCGCTAAACACGCATCCGTTCCTGTCGCGCCACCACCAACCTCGCTCGCCAAGAAGAGTAGGCGCCGGATGGGCGGCTACTGATGGCCGAGCCTTATGCACGGCCCGCGAAATATGCAACCGAATATGCAGCAACCGACTTGACGAGTGGAAGGAGAACGGCGCACGATGGTTGACGAGACAACAGGCGCGACCGGAACCCAGGCGGATCCGAGCACGCAGCCCCCGGCGGGCAACCCAGGAGCCCAGGCGGCGAATGGGACGCAACAGCCGGAGTCGATCTCTCTCGACGAGGCCAAGAAGCTCCGCTCGGAGGCTCAAACCCTCCGCTCGCGGCTCAAGACCCTCGAAGAGGACAAGGCGAAGGCCGAGCAGGCAAGTCTCACCGACGCTGAGAGGCGCGACAAGCGTCTCGCCGAACTCGAGCGTCGGGACGCGGACCATGAGCGCGAACGTCAGGAGTGGCGCATCCAGGATTCGGTGACTCGGACCGCTCTGCGGCTGAACTTCCGAGATCCGGCAGATGCCTTCTCCCTCGTCGACCGCTCGGCGTTGGACTTCGACGAGGCGGGTAATCCGAAGAACGTGGACAAGCTGCTGGGAGACCTCGCGACCGCCAAGCCGTACCTGACCGGCACGGCCAGGGGCGGTTCGTTCGATGGAGGCCCGCGTGGGACTCCCTCGGCCGGCGTGAGCTTCGATGACCAGCTCCGACGCGCAGCGGGCCGCGCCTGACGGCCATGACAACCGTTCTCGACCGTTTCGAGGCAAAGGTCGCTGTCGCACCCAGCGGTTGCTGGGAGTGGCGCGGCTGGCACTTCCCAACGGGATATGGCGGCTTTCGATGGAGCACCACCGATCGCACGAACGCGCACAGGGCGAGCTACCGGCTGTTTCGGAGCGAGATCCCCGACGGCCAGGAGATCGACCACCTCTGCCGCAACGCAGGCTGCGTCAATCCGACGCATCTCGAAGCGGTCACTCCTCGCGAAAACAAGCGACGCACGACTGGCTCGCGGCGCGGGCCATACCAGGTCGGAGAGACGTGTCGCCGCGGTCATCCAAGAACCCCCGAAAACGTGGGCCTGAACGCTCGCGGCAGTCGGATCTGTCGGCCCTGCCATCGCATGGCCGTCCAGCGGTGTAGAGCCGCAGGAGGGTAACGCCATCGCGTACACGAACATCATCAGCCGGACCGATGCCTCGGCACTCATGCCCGAGGATGTCGCGAACGCGATCATGGGCGAGGTCGAGGAGTCCTCGGCGGCGATGAGCCTCTTCGCCCACTACCAGATGCCGCGGGGCCAGACCCGTATCCCGGTCATCTCGGCCCTGCCCGTCGCGTACTTCGTGAACGGCGACACGGGCTTGAAGCAGACGACCGAGGTCGACTGGACCAACAAGTACCTGAACGCCGAGGAGATCGCGACCATCGTCCCGATCCCCGAGAACGTCCTCGACGACTCGGCTTTCCCGATCTGGGATGAGATCCGTCCCCGGCTCGTGGAAGCGGTCGCGCGAACCTTCGATGCAGCGGTCTTCTTCGGCACGAACAAGCCGGCCTCCTGGCCCGATGACATCGTGACCTCGGCCACAGCCGCCGGGAACACCGTCAAGCCGTGGCACAAACGCCGCGGCCGCCGGCGGTATCTCCGGCGACATCTCCGACCTCGAAGGCACCATCGAAGCTGACGGCTTCGATGTCAACGGCTTCGTCGCCATTCGGACGATCAGGGGCAGGCTGCGCCAGGCTCGATCGACCCAGGGCGTGCGGCTGGCCGAGCTCGATCCGAACGAGATCGACGGCACGAAGGTCCTGTACCCGATGCGTGGCCTCTGGCCGACCGGCTCCGGTGCGGCCGAGGTCATCGCCGGCGACTTCTCGCAGGGGGTCGTCGGCATCCGCAAGGACATCACCTGGAAGATCCTCGACCAGGCCGTGATCCAGGACAACACCGGCGCGATCCAGTTCAACCTCGCGCAGCAGGACATGGTGGCCCTCCGGCTCACGACCCGGCTGGCGTTCCAGGTCCCCAACCCGATCAAGTACGACCAGCAGACGGAAGCTTCGCGCTACCCGTTTGGCATCCTCCTCGCTCCGTAATACCCAGCGGCGGGCGGGTCCCTTCGGGCCGCCCGTCGCCCTCCCTCTGACACAACGATAAGGAGCACCCGCATGGCAGGCGAAGCCTCCCCTCTCACGCAGACCGTCGACGTAGAAGTCGCGGCCGCCGCCACCGGCGCAGAAGCGTCCGGGCTCGAAAAGGCTCCCTTCGCGGGCACGCTCGCGTCGGCCAGCATCATCCCGCTCACCGTTCTCACGGGCGCGGACACAAACAGCCGGACGCTCCAGGTATTCAACCGCGGGCAGTCCGGTGCGGGCACGACCGTCATGGCCTCCAAGGCGTTCGTCTCGGCCGTCAACGCGCCGGCTGAGGATGAGACCAGCCTGACCCTCTCGGTCGTGGCTGGCGCGACCACCGTCGCCGATGGCGATGTGATCGAGGTTCAGAGCCTCCACGTCGGCACCGGCCTCGCGTGTCCGCAGTTCATCGCCAAGCTCGGCTTCTCCCGGGTCGCCGGTGCCTGATGACCGCCGAGGACGACCGCGCAGCCGCGTGGCGCGAACAGCAGCGCCGAAGGGCGCAGTACGTCGCGACCAACGAGAAACGGCTGCGCGGCTCCCAATCGGCCCGGAAGTTGCTGGAGACGCAATGGGCGCCGGTCATCAACCGGACGCAGGACATCCCAACCGAACAGCAGGAGAACTAACCGATGGCGACCAAGGATCACGGCCAGGACGAGGCCCAGGCGACGGTGGACAAGGAAGAGGAGCAGGGCTTCCGGGGCGTGAAGGTGGACCCGACGCCGGATTCCCACTACAGCGTGGCGGGCGTCCTCGCGGGCAAGCCGACACCGGAGACCGACCCCAAGTCCAAGGCCAAGGCGGACGAGGCCGCGAGCTCCTGATCGAGCTCGACGGCCAGCGAGTCCACGCGAGCCGGAAGACCTACGAAGGGATGCTCCGCGAGCGGGGCTGGACGGTGGTGGGGTAGATGGACGAGGCAACGGCGCGAACACGGCTCGAGGCGGCAACGGCGTGGGATCAGGTTCCTGCGCTGCTCGCCACAGACGTGGACGCGCTCGTTGTCCTTGCCCGTCGATCCGATGACGTGTTCCGGTGGATCACCGACGACACGGAATGGGCCCCGACCACTGCCTATGTGCTCAATGACCGCCGGGCACCCGTGACCCGCAACGGCCATATCTACCTCGTAACGACCGCCGGCACGTCCGGCGGGACCGAGCCCTCATGGCCGACGGCGACGAACGGCGTCGTCGTGGACGGCACGGTCAATTGGACCGAGGCCGGGGGCTCGTGGGCGCCGACGTATGACCTCAACGCCGCGGCCGCTGAGGGCTGGCGCTGGAAGGCTGCCAGGGTCGCCGGCAAGTTCGACTTCTCGACCGACCAGCAGGACTTCAGCCGCTCCCAGATGGTCGATATGTGCCTCGCGATGGCCGATCGCTACCAGCGCAAGGTCTTCGCCTCGATCCGGCAGCGCGGGGCTCTGCCGATCATCCCGCCGCCGATCATCCCGGTGCCCATCGACGACTCGTTCCCGGTCTAAAGGAGAACCAATGACGAACGTCATCATCGAGACGAAAGACGGAGCGCAGTACAGCGTCGTCGAGAGCGCCTTCAAGAAGCACTACCCCGACGTGAAATACAAGGTGCTCGGCGAGGAAAACCCGACGGCCTTCGCGGTCGTGGGCGTCCCGAAGCCGAAGGCGCCGCGGAAGCGCCCAGCCGCCAAGAAGGTCGCGGCCCCGGTCGAGCCCACAGGTGAGCCGGTCTGATGCTCAGCGCGGAGGACCTGGCTTCGATGACGGCGACGCTCACCGAGTCGTTGCCGGATACCTGCACGCTCGCCACCGCCACCCTCGCCTCGGACGGTGCGGGCGGCCAGACGGCCACGCCCGGAACGCCCGTCACGGTCGCCTGCCGGGTTTCGCCGTTCATCATGACCCGCCGTTCAGGTGATGCCGAGGTTGTCCAGACCGGCCGGGTCGTGTCACAGGCCCCATGGACGATCACCTTCCCGGCCGGCACGGTGGTCGGTCAGCGCGCGCAGATCACGCACGGCGGCCAGACCTTCGAGGTGTTGGAGGTCCACTCGCCGCGGTCATGGGAACTCGCCGTCCGGGTCCACGCCGAGCTCGTCAATGCGGGAGCCGGCTGATGGCCTTCGCGTTCATCCCCGGAGCGCAGACGTTCAGGGTGCCGGTCTCGCGCCCGCGCGCTGGCCCGCGCGGCACGATCTCGCCCGGCAAGGCGTTCAACCACTTCCCGCAGATCATCGCCGCCTTCCCCGGCGCCGTCGAAGGCATCGTCATCGAGACGACGGTCGAGCTGGCAGGGGTCTCCGCAGCGATGGCCCCGACGCAGCAGAACCCGCGCCCGGGCGATCCGGCTCCGGGCACACTCAAGCAGTCGGTCACGACGAGCTTCTTCATGCGGAAGGGCTCGGACATGGTGCAGACCGGCAAGGTGGCGTTCCCGGCGGCGACCCCAAGCGGGCATCGGTACGCCAAGCCGCTCGAGACCGGATCCATTCGCCGGACGAGCCACGGCCTGATTCGCGTTGCGGCGCGGCCGTTCCTCGTTGACGCCATCGTGGCCGAACGTCGCGCCTTCCTTCGCAAGCTCGGCGACCTCGAAAGCCGGTTGCCGCGATGAGCGGGTTCTCTGCATACACGCGCGCGACGACGTGGCTCTACAGCGTGCTCACGGCGACGCCGATCACGGGGGTGGCTCTCAGTGGCCTCGCGGTCTACGAGCTCGACGCCCCGGAAGGCGCGGTACAGGCGGGCGATGTCTGGGTCACGTTCGAGGCCCTCGCTCCCGGCATGGACGTTGCCGAGGTCGCTGCTCAACGGATCTGGACCGAGTTCGTGTTCAACGTCCTCGCGGTCACGCGCGGGCGTTCCACCAAGGCCCTCGAAGCGATCGCCGACGAGATCGACAACCGCCTGCACCGCAAGGCGGGCACGACCAGCGACGGGCAAATCATCCAGTCGACGCGCTCCGAGGAGCACGACCCGCAGCCGTGGCTCGACCAGGGGGTCGAGTACCGCGGACTCGGAGGGCAATACCACCTCATCGTCCAGCCGTTGTAATGAAGGAGCCAGAGTCCGATGACTGATCGCGCCAAGGTCATTGAGGTCGTTCAGTTCGGTCTCGAGGCCACCCCCGGAACGGCTGTCGCCGCGCCGACCAACATCCGCTCGATGTCGGTCGACACGAAGATCGGCGGGGCGGCCGAGTTCTTCCGCCCCGACGGCCACAAGTTCAACACGCTCAGCGAGCTGAACATGGAGTGGACGACGTGGGGCGTGAATGGCAAGCCCACGTACACCGAAATCTGCTGGCTGCTGGCCGCGATGTTCGGCAACCCCGCACCCGCTTCCTCGGGTGTCGCGGTCAAGACCCGTGTCTACGACATGGCCGACACGACGCTCCTGGCGCCGAAGACCCTGACGATCGAGAAGGGTTCCACGGTCCGAGCCCAGAGGCTCTCGTACGGCGTGCTGCACGACCTCGGGATGACCTTCTCCCGCTCGGCCGGCCTCGCCGTGACGGGCGCCGGGATCGGCCAGCTCTTCACGGACGGCGCCACCCTCACGCCCACGCCTGTTGACGTGCCGCTCGTGCCGATCGTCGGCAAGCAGCTCGACTTCTACATCGACGCCACGGGCGCCGCGCTCGGGACGACGAAGATGCTTCGCGCCTTCCATGTCGAACCGTCACTCACCGGCGTGTACGGCCCACTGTGGGCGATCAACTCGGCGCTTGCCTCATTCGGTGCGGTCATCGACCTGCCGCCGACGACGGGCGTCAAGATCACGATGGAAGCCGATGCCGCGGGGATGGCCTATCTCAGCCAGTTCCGGGCCGACGACACGATCTTCGCGCGCCTCGCGGCAACGGGCCCGATCATCGACACCTTGATCCCCTACTCGTTCACGTATGACGTGGCGCTGGGGATCAAGACCGTCAGCCCGGACGAGGACGAATCCGGCGTCACCGTCGTCACCTTCGAGACGGAGATGACGAAGGACTCGACGTGGGCCAAGGCCCTCGAGATCACCGTCGTCAACAACGTGGCGTCGGTGGCCTGATGCCGATCACGCTGGCGAAGCTCTTTTCGCCGACCGTCCGCACCTCGTTCCTGTTCCTCGACGAGACGGTCAACGTCGTCTTCGCACCCCTCCGCTATACGGGCGAGATGCAAGATCTCGCCGAGCGTCTGACCGGCGAGATGCAGGTCAGCGCGGACGAGCTCGACGCCCTGCGAGACGAGGCGGCGGCGGCCGATGCCGCTGCCGACCAACTCGACGCCGAGCCCGAGAAGGACGAGGCGGCCGTCCAGGAGCTCCGGGATCAGGCGATGGTCGCCCGGGGCAAGGCCGTCAGCAGCGAGGTCGAGCTCGACCATCGCGGCAAGGCGATCATCCGCGAGTTCCTGGCCCGTCTCCTCGTGTCGTGGGACGTGCTCGGCGAGGACGGCAAGCCCATCAGCACCGACATCGCCGAGCTCAACCGCCTGCCGGACCTCTTCCTCCAGGTCGTATTCCTCTCGCTCAAAGGCGAGAACGCCCCGGACCCTACGAAGGCGCC